AACTTCGATCATCTCTTTTTGGTTTTGGAAAAGACCGATATTGCCTTTCTGAGCATCGGCCAGGTCACGGCGGGCCTGCTCTATGTCTGCACCAATGTCCGGTCGACCGATGTTCTTGAGGTTGTCAGCAGCGCGAGCAACAGCGTTGTATCCCTTCTCCCAGAAGCTCAAGTTCTCAAGAATTTTCGGCGTACGCTCGTTGATAGCGTCTGCGTAAGTCTCGGTCGCCAGCTTGACTGCGCCGGCGTGATTACCTTGTTGCTCCAGCGCTGCAATTTGCGAGTAAACCGAAGCGGTGAGGTAGTGATACTGCTCATTGAGCGCGGCAGATGCTTTTACCGGGTCGTCGGCCAGTTTGGTGAACTCGGACACCGTCTCGCTTACCGCCTTGCCGGTAGCTTCCTGCATCGACACGGCGGCTTGGGTGATCCCGGTGAAACTCTCGCCTGCGATCTTGCCGTTGTCGGCCAGCATCGCCAGCACTGCGGCTGCTTGGCCGGTGGTGCCCACGGTTGCGCTGACCTGCCGCGCCATGTCGCCCAGTTGACCGGCGCTGGCGCCAGCGTAGTTGCCCGTGAGGATGAGCGACTTGTTGTAACTGTCCTGCTCTTCGCTACCCTTGTGATAAGCATAGGCCAGGCCGCCCACAGCGGCAGTGGCTAGGGCAAGCGGAGCCAGTATGGCAAGGAGTCCAGCGGCCCCTGCACCAGCGCCAGCCCCAAGCTGAGCCACGGCGCGAACGCCGCTCCCCCAGTCCCCCGAAGACAGCGCGTTACCGAGCTGAACAACGTTTTCCTGTGCCTGGCGGGTACCGAGGCGCAGCTTGTCGAAGCCGGTTGTGGTCTTTTCGAGCTTGGCGTAATCCTTGTCAATTTTACCCAGAGCAGAGTTGTACTGATCCTGGCTGATCCGACCCTCGTCAAGGTGCTTACCCAGCTGCTCTACCTGGGTATCGAGCTTGGCGAGTGCCGCGCGAGCCGGGTCAATCGCCCCCAGCAGGCTGTTCAACGCCTTCTGCTCATCCATCGCAGACTTGGCCAGGGCGATCTGCTGCTTATCGAGCTGAGCCGAGATCTTCGCCGCCTCGGCCTCACCGTAGGCGCCGGTCTTGGTCAGCTTGGCAAGCGCGTCACGCTGCTTTGCCAGGTCCTGGGTGGTTTTGGCGCTGGTGGACAGCGACTTTTCCAGCGCCTGCATTTCGTTCATCAGCGAAACGGCGGACTGCTCGGCCCGGCCGCCGGCCTTCGCCATTTCATCCAGGCTGGTTTTGGCCTGAATCGCATCGGCCGAGTCGATCTTGACGCCGAGTTCTGCAATATTCATCGACTCACCTTGAATAAGTGCCCGTGGTTACGGGCTGTTTTCCCTTTCCTCCGCCATAACGCGCAGGGCTTCGCCTTCCAGCACCTGAAGGTCAGGGAAGATTTCAGCGAGTTTCTTTTTCTTGATGCCGAGGAACCCGGCTACGTCGCGGATGCTGCTGTAGTCGAGACCGATAACGCCCCTGGCGCCTGCTCGCCACTGGGTGGACATGCGGTTGAACAAGAGGAAGGACGGCCAGTTGCAGGGCCAGACTTCGACCTCTTCCTCATCGAGGTCGGCAGCCGTCAGCCCGAGAGCAGCCAACTGCTCAGCAGATTGGCCGCTTGCGTACATCGCGCTGGCTGCCGCCTTCAGTTTCCCAGGCGAGCCTGACTGAACGCGCCCTGATAAGCGTTAACAACCGCTTCGGCGGTGCCGTAACAGGACTTAACAAGGGCGTTGATGCTTTTGTCGTCGAACTTGTCATCGAAACCCCAACCAACAACTAGATCCTTGATCTGCTGCACCTGAAGCTCGGTCTCGGCCGCGACGACATCGGACAAGGTGGTCGCTTCGCCGAAGGTCTCGCGCATCTCCTTTCCCTTTGCGCTCCAATCGTCGAACAGCGCGGCAAGCCCTGGGCGATCCCGATATTTGAAGGTGAACTCGATTTTCTCGGGCTCCTCGCCAACAATTGGAATCAGCACAAGTGCCTTAAATGTAGGGTTCTGGGCGATTCTGATCTTTGCCATGAGAACTCCTTATGCCCCGGCCAGGTAGCGAAGCGAGCGGGCCGAAAGCCCAATGCTGATGGTCCGCGTCATGACGTTGTTGCGCTCCATGGTCGGGTCAGGAGTGATACTCACATAGCCCGGATAGAGGATCTGATCGCCGTTGCGCAGCTTCATGCGGACCACCGCCAGTTCCTTAGTATCGTCATATCCTTCGACGGTTTCGACATACTGGGCCGTTGGCTGGTCCTCCACCACGATGGTGATGGTGGTGGGGTTACGGTTGGTTGGGAACTGCTTGTCGTCGTCATCTTCCAGGTAGCCGACAGTTTGATACTGCTGCTCGCCGCCGGAGGATGTGAACGATGTGACCTTCGAGATTTGCGTCCAGCCGGACACCGGGATCACCGAGCCAGCGCCTGCGCCCACGGTGTACTTGTCGACATTGGTGGTATTGAGACCAGCCAAAGCAAAAGCGTCGGCAGTAATGCCGGAAGCTTTTACAGCGCGGTCATTGATGAGTGCCCAGCCAGAATTGATCAGCAGGACGTCGCCGTTTTCAATGCTGTGCCCTACAGAGGCGGCGACAGGTGGCTTTGCATTGGTCAGGGCGGTGAAAGCGACGGCGGATCCCAAAACGCTGGCGATCTCCAGCACAGCACCGTTCGGCAGCGGGAAGCGTGCGGCCATGGTTTATTTCCTCTTGAGTGCCCGCCTGACGGCGGTAGGTTATGCCCCAGCGGGCAGTTGGTCTGCGACACCCAGATAGGTGAAGCTGGCCGGGACCGTGTAGGTCGCCGACTCGGTGATAGTTGGCCCCTGATCTACCGGCTCCGTGATCAATCCCTCGAACCCGTTGCGGGTCAGTGGCGTGTCGACGCGAAACAGACGGGTCAGTTCGTCAATGAGTGTCTCGGCGGTTGCCATAGCCTGTGCAGAGGGGCAGACGATGCTGATCTGGTAAACACCTGAGTACTCGTACGCCTCCCCGCCGAGATAGCGGCATGTGGTGCTGGCCGGCAGTTGGTAAGCCCGCAGATAGGTTTCAGATGAATTCGGTGTAAACGGTTGGTTCGGATAGGCCACTCGTATCGGGCGCGCAGCCGCCCATGCGGCCAGCTTAGTTTCGATGGCCTGACGGGCGCGTGCGTGACTCATACCTGGTTGTTCCTGATGGCTTCCAGCACGATCTGCTGGAAGCGAGCCACGGTTACCCGGACCATACCGCCGGGGGCCTGGGTCGAATGGCCGAACTCCAGCGGGATCGCGTAGGGCAAGTTGTTGATGATGTAGGCCATCTGGCCGGCGGTGAAGTCGCTCATTGCAGCAACCAGAGCCGCGATGGTTTCGGCGCCGCTCGGGTCTACCTCGTCAAAGGTGACGTTCTCGACCACGCCGAGCGAGATGTGCCAGTTCGCACGGAAACGACCACCGACATAGCCTCCAGGCGCCTTGATGTCCATACCGTCATTGAGCTTGCGGCCCTTCTTGAGCCTGCCACCCTTCGTGACGTTGTCCGGGTCACTGCGCAGCGCGCTGTTGTGGTCATCGACGGCCTTGTTGTACTGCGTCGCTACTGCGTTCTGCGCCCAGATCTCCGGATTGCCCACAGGAGACATGCGGATCAGGCTGCTGCCGACCTCTATGATGATCTCGCGCACGCTGGCGTCGATGGCTTCACCCGTCTGAGCGGCGAACTCGGCCAGGCTCAGGGCGAAGCTGCCGGACTGTCCAGCGCCTGCCCGGCTCACGACCGCACCTGCAGCTCATACAGGATCGGCGTACCGGCCGGATTGACCTCTTTCAGCGGGGGCACGATTGACCAGGTACGGCCTTGGGCAACTACCTTGTCGAGCAGGCCAGGCACCCAGGCCAAACCCTGTGCGGCGATCTTGAGCTTCTTGTCACCCTGCCGGATGAGGCTGTTGTTCTGGAATTCGATGCCGGTGAAGTCGAGCAGGATGCCCTGGGCGATTTGCTCGACGGTCGCGCCTGGCGCTTCGCCGCCCGTCTCCGGGTCGTACTCGCCGGGTTCTGCCTTGCTGATGGTCACGGGCTGGCCGAACTCTGTGATCATCTCCAGAGCCATCACGGCCATTTCGTCGTAGAAGGCCATGGTGGCTCCAGTTTGGGCTAAAGTTGCCGCGTCAGAGAATCTTTAAGGTTGGGGCGATTTTATGAGTGGAGAAATTTACAGATGGTCCGCTGATATGTTTCTGCGAGCCTTCGTTAATGGGTGGGTTGTCGATGGCAGAGCGGGAGGTCTAATAACTGGGAGATCTCATGCTGATGGGCACATCGTAATGCTCCAGCCTACCTCTGAGCTTGGGGAGTACGAAATGCTCGGATTAATTGAAGGTGGTGAGTACGTCCTTTGCCCAGAAGCAAGTGAAGCCCACTTCGACAGGATCGAAGAGATCAATGCGGATAACGGCAAATGCGCACCGCAACAGATCAGAACCCCTTCAAGAATCATCCACACATCTGCGGAGCCGCATGACAAATTTTTGATTATTCAAAAAGGTCAGTGGATTGTGAACATCAACTCCACCAATAGGCATTTCGAAGAGATCGACCGCATCAACTCCGAATATAACCACTTCAGTGGTCGCGTCCTACACGATGAAGAAATCGACGCCCTGATGCAGATTAGATTCGACTAATCTTCTATGCCCTGATCGCAAAAAGCCCTCGCTTTTGTAGGTAGTCGGCAAACTGCGTCGCGCTCGGACGATCAGGCGCCGCCGGCAACAGTCGGCCGCTGGTGTTGGAAATCGTCGCGTACTCGCGAGTTACCGCCCCTTCGACACGCTCCAGCGTTACAGCACCTTTGCGCTTGTCGATTGGGTCGATGTCGTCCTGATGGATCTCTGCGGCCAGGGCCATCTGGCCGTACTGGATCCGCGCCGGCAGGTAGTTGTCTGGCTTAATCTGGCAGTCCAGCTCAACACCCCGGCGCGGCCAGGCCAACGCCTGCTCGCTGTTCATCTTGCGGCCTTTCCAGGTCTTGCCATCCATCGCCAAGGCAGCACGGCGCAGCAAAGCTTCCTGCTCAGGCACGCCCGCCGAGATGACCGTGCCGAACTTCACTGCATACAGGGCCAGGTCCTCAGCGCTCGCGTAACTTTCGGCGTCAGGCTTACCGGTGCCATCCTCGATGATGAGTGCCATGAGTTATTCCGCGGGAATGAGTTTTACAAGGTCAGCTTTCGGCGCTTTCGGGTCGAACTCGACGCCTTGAGCGGTCAGCCATTCGCGCAATTCTGTCACACCCATTTTCGCAGGGCTGGTTTCGGCGTCGGCCTCTGCATACTCGGCCTTCAGTTTGGCCGTTGGCGGGCTTTCGGCTTCATTGTCACGGCTTTCGGTCACGCTCGCATCGATGATGCGCAAGCCAGCCTTCTTGGCCAACGCCTTCACATCATCTTCGTAGCGGTGGAATGGGCCGGGGAGGTACCAGATGTTTTTATCAGTCATCGCTGCTACTCCGCTGAGCCAGGGCATTGTGCCCCGGCGCAGTCATTGAATGGTTACTTAGAGGCATCACCGATCAGAGCCACACCGGCGGTGTGCTTGATGCTGGTGGCGGTCTTGTCCCAGTTGGTACCGGTCGCCAGTTCGGCGTCGGTTGGCGACTTGCCGCCGGTGGTGGTATCCCAGGTGTAGCCCTTCAGGCCCAGGCCAAAGGTGTAGTCGGTTTGGAGCGTGGTTTCGATACGCTCCTTGCCGTTGGTGGTCTGGACGTTGCTGATGATGTCGCGGCCGTCGTGGACCAGCGCAGCACCTTGCACCAGGGACAGGATGATTTCCTTGTTTGGGGTGCCGGCCTGCATCAACGCTGGGGCATCCGTCACAACAGAGATCTTGCCGAGGATGTCCACCACACGGACGTTGCCCGCCTGGAACAGCTGCTGCTGATTCGCCAGGTTCTGACCTACCAGCTTGTGGTAGCTGGTGCCCTGCATCACCTGAGTTACCAGGTTCTGGCTCGCATCGCCGAACTTCGCGTGAGCGTTGTTCAGGCCTGCGTAGGTGATGCCAGCGGTAGCCGACACATCGTTGACGGCAGCAGCCTGCGCGGTGATTGCAGCAACCAGGGCAGCGATCGCGGTGTTCAGCTGGTCCTTAAGCAGGATTTCAGCGAACGCGCGGCTGGCGACTTCGATACCTTGCGCGGTTGGACGCTCAAGCCAGGTCATCTGCGATGGCTCGTAGCGGATAGGGCCGAAGCCGCCGGCGACTTTCACCGAAGTGTTCTTCAGTTCGGTCAGGTCGGTTGCAGCGACAGCGGCGTTCGCGCTGTAGCGATCCACGCGGCGCTGGGCGGCGGCCAGGGTCTGGAAGAACGACTCCTGCAGGAAGTCACCAGTGAAGCCGTCCGGAGACAGCACGATTGCGCCGCGGCTGGCAGCGTTGAAAGCGGCGAGGTACTGATCCAGCGTCTCGAGAGTCGCCGGCATGATGTATTCATTGAAAACCTGCATTTGCGACAGGGACATGAGTTATTTCCTTACGATTGTGGGAGATCCGGGAACCGGCTCGCGATCGCGGCCTGTCGTTCCTCTTTGGTGCCGCCGATTTTTCCTTTTGCGGCCCCGCCGCCACCTCCAGCACCCGCAGCCCCGCCGCCAGATGCCTTACTACCCGCGATCAACGGCGCGAAGGCCGTGTCGTTTGCGAATTCTGCTTTCAGCTCATCCAGCGTTGCCGCCGAGAGCTTGCCCTGCTGGTCTAGGACGACCACAACAGGCTTCCCGTCGCGCTGCTCGACGCTCAGACGGCGCTCGATGTGCGGCAACAGGGCTTTGGCGCTGCCCGGGATTGCCAGGGCAGACGCGATATCAGTAGCGGTACGGCCGACGGTCAGATCCCGGATCTGAGTGCTCAGCGTGCCACGCTCCTGTTCCAGCATGCCGTTCAGCTCAGCTTCGCGGCGGTTGTACTTTTCAGACCAGGACTTTTCGAGCTCCTCGACGTTGCCGGACTTGCGAGCGGCTTCTTCGCGCTCCAGTCGGGCCTGGTCTTCGGCTTCCTTGCGCGCCTTGTCGGCGGCTTTCTTCTCGTCCAGTAGTTCCTGGACCTTGGACTTCAGACCCGAGACATCCTCAGGCTGCGGCAGACCTTCAATGCCGAGTACGAACTTGCCGTCCTTCTCGGTGTAAAGAGCGCGCACGGCTTCATCTACCCCTTCCAGGGTATCCAGTTGGAATTTCAGCATTGGTTGTCTCCCAGAGACGTAGGTGCAGGCCCTGCCTGCGGGCATAAAAAAACCGCCACGAAGGCGGTTCTATTGAAAGTAAGCTTTGCTATAAAAATTCAGGAACAGTAACGATTTCTGATTTGGCGCACCTTGCAACAAGAGCTCGCCCCATAGCCTCATAGCGATCGATACTCTCGAATGGAGGGAAGCCCTCGACCTTAGTTGAAAACATAATCCCAACCTCTCGAGCTTGAATTCCGGACTGTTTTAGAATCCTAAGAAAGTCGTCATTTGTGAAGCATGAGCAAATTTCTTCGTACTTTATGTAGTCCGGCGCTCCGCCTTCACCCTTTACCGGGATGGCTACCACCTCAACGAACTTGAACGGAAATTTACCGCACGCCCGATCGAGCCGAACCTCCCTGCCCGAAGCGTACTCAGCTACGGCAAAAGCCAACAACCAACCGGAAAGCTTCCGTACTTCGTAGTCAATTCCTACAGTTTTGCCCACATCCATTACCCATCTAATCCCAGTAACGGCAAGACATTACAGATGGGCGCGCTCAAACGCGAGAGGCTCAAGAGCCTTCATCTGTAAGAGGGTCAGTGGTGAAAAGTTTCGATCAAGCTGCAGCTCGGCGAACCGCTCGATGCTCAGGCCGCCTTCGCGGAACAGCTTGGCGCGGACCGGGCCGATGGCCTTGTCCTGAAACGCCGCCGGCTGCTGCTTGAGCCAGTCGTAGTAGCTGAGGTCTGCCCTCACCTGCTGCGCACCGCCGTCGCCTATGGATGCCCTCGTTGCGTCCTTGGCGAACAAGGCGCTGAAGCGAGTCACCGCAACCACTGTCGAGCGACAGTTGATGTGGATCGGTGGCCTGGGCCCCTCAGTCAGCTTGAACCGTTGCTTATCCAGCGTCCGGCACGGGCTGGTGGTCTTCGAATCCAGGGTGCTGACCCACTCCACCGACTGCACGACATCGGCGTTCTCCTTCAGCGTCTCCATTCGCGCCTGGGTGGCGACGTGCTGCACCGCAGTCCGCACGATGGCGCCGGCGTTGCGGTTTGTCGTGGCCAGGATGCCGTCGTTGTACTGGAGCGTCCCGGTACCGCGAATGTTCTTGATGATCTGGAAGTTCGTCTGGCCTTCGAAGAAGCCCTGCCTGATCGCGCCTGTGAGGCGTTGCCGCTCGGTGGCAGTAAATCCATCAATGAACGACTTGAGCAGCTTCCCGCCGTCGGCACCGCGCACGCTGAGCGGATTGGTGAGGATCGCCGCCCTGATTGCAGCCGCGCCTGGCACCGCCGCATCGAAGGTGACGCCTACCGGTGCCGCCCGGGTCAGGCTTGTCGCTTCAAACTCGGCCTCGTAATTAGCGATGTCCACCATGTCGAGGTTTAGCTTCTCGCTGTACCGGTCGAAGATGCCCAACAGCAGGCTATCAACCTCGCTCAGCAGCCGCTCCAGGCGGGCGACGGTGTAGTCCGTCAGGTCCGCCCGCGTCAGGCGCTCCCGAATCGAGCGGTCGATCTCCTTGAGGAAGGGTGCGAACTTCTTCACCTCTCCCGACTTCAACTGCTCCAGGAAGACAGCATGCCGGATGGTGGCGTCAAGGATTGCTTGGTTTGCCGCCATTCGGAATTACCTCGTCGTCATCCAGGTCAGGCCCAGTGCTTTGCGCTTCCAGCTCGCCACGAATTTCGTCGTCCGTCTTCTCCGGGTCGATCACGCCGCGATCGCGCAGGTACTGCCAGAAGTCGCCCTCCGGCAGCTTGCCACCCTGCACCGCATTGAACAGCGAGGCCAGGATCGTCGCGTCCAGAGTGATCTGGCTGAAGTCCTGGTTGAGCTTGTAGACCGCCTCACCGGATGTATTCACGAACTCAGCCATCCAAGTCAGGCACTGGCTGTACGCCTCACTGACGTTGCTCACCACCAGGGAAAGCACGCTGTGTTCGGCGGCGCTGTCGTTGTCGGCCTGGGTTGCGGTCTTCACCGCGCTACCACGCTCGATCAGTCGAGCGCCCAGGGACACCATGTCCTGCTTCTTGGCGTCCATGGCCTCCTTGGCCACCGCGTTTGGTTGCGCCTGCCAGACGCCACACGCGCCATTCACAGGGAGCAGCCAAGGCGCCCTGGAACCCAGGAATATCCCGGTCTTTTCAAGGTGGTCGCGCCACTGTTCATCAAGCCCAGACATCCACGGTTGAGGCTGGCCCACCAGATAAGCCGCCTCTTCATAGTCAGCACTGTTGCGATAATGCCCGATATTCACTTCGGCCATGTCGTACAGCGGCGAGTCGTCAATGCTGGTGTCGTTGTTCTCGCTGCCCAAGAACTGGAACGGGATGATTCGCCACGGCTGGCCGGCTCCGTTCAGCGGGGCGAACGGCGCTACCGTCATCTCCGTCTTGCTGGATCCCTCTTCCCATACTTCCTGGGTGTACACGCCGGACACATCCAGGCGCAGCACGCGGTATTGCACAACCTGCTCACTACCGAACCCGTCATCCGTATCGACGTCGATCTTTTCGCGCAGCACAACCAGGCTCAACAGGTGTTGACCGCCAACTTGGCGCGTCTTCCAGTTGATGATTGATTCAGCCGGGTAGCTGGCGACGTTTGCACGGGCGCGACCGGCCTGCTCGTCTGCCTTGCTCACGGTGCCCGTCTCGACAGCAGCGTAATCCACGAGCAAGCCGTGACGACCGACTTCGAGCAAATGCCCGATAACCGACTGCGATTGTTGGTAAACGCTGACGCCCTGCCCGTCGATGTCCTTTGTTACGTAGTCGAGCGCGCCGGGAACAGTCAGCGTTGGCCAAGTGCGGAACACCGCTCCAACCAGACTGTGTTTCGTCCGGCCGGTGGCGTTGTAGAACACAGCACGCTTCTTGTACGCGTCGTATCGGTCCTTGTTGTCCTGGGACTTGTCCGAGGCATTCGGTCTTGGCAGGTAGTAATCTCCGGCGGCCTTGACTGTTTCCGAGCCCTTGCAGACGTCGCGCACCAAGCGCCAGCGGTATTTCGCCGCCGTGTACTCGGGACGAGTGAAAGTGACGTCCGTCATCGAGCGACCCCCATTTTCATTGCGGTGACCGGTTTGATGATCGGGTACTCGCGGTGGATGAAGTAGCCGCCGGCGTCGTTCGCGTGATCGATGCCGGCGGTTTTATCTGGCTCCCCGTTCGCGCCCCACACCTGCTGCTCCAGGCCATCGGCGTAGGTCGGACAGGTGAGCGAGTTAACCAGGTAGCGACGCTCGCCCTGCGCATTGCAGAAGACGGCGTTCATTGCGTTGATTCGGTCCTTCACAGGCGGGTTTGCCGCTGGAGCGATGACCGCAAAACCTGCCTGCTTGAGCATGGCCAGATCGGTGATGCTGGCGTTCACGGATTTGCGCGAGTCGCCCGAGGCATCCGGATATATCCTGATTTCGCACGTCTTCTTGAAGTCGTTGCCGTCGTGCTGCCAGTAGCGTTCCTTGATGCGGCGGATCATGTCGGGCGTGTCGTAGCCATCGATCAGTTCATCCACCGCCCTGGGCAAGCCCTGATCGCGCTTGACGTGGGTGATGGCCGCCATCTTGCCGACGTTGAAGTCCATGCCGATAAACAGGGGCTCGCCAGACTGCACAGTGTCGAAGCACTGATTGTTCTTGCGGTCGTAAGAGTGATAGATGGACCCGGACGTCAGGTTGACGAACTGGCCGTTGAGATAGGCCAGGATCAGTTGCGGCGGGTAAGACTCCATCAGCGACTGGATGTAGTCAGGCGGCAGGTTCAGTTCGTTGTCGAACGTGCTGGCCTGCACCAGGCCGTACATATCACCCAGCGAGGGCTTGTCGCGCACCTGCTTCAGGAACTGCTGGTAGACAAACTTGTATCCCTCCGGGGTCGTAGTTACGTCCACCCCGTTGCGCAAGCCTGGGGCGTTGTAGCGCATCCGGGCGATGATCTTGCGCCAGGCCTGCTGTGCCTTAACCAAACTCATTACGTCGAGCTCATCGACCAGAGCGTGACCAATCTTGAAACCGACGATTGTCTGAGGCTTCTCCATGGATCGACATATCACGGTGCCGCGGTACTGCCGGCCACTGTAGACGTGGACTTCATGGTTCGACTGATTGATCTCAGTGCGAAGCCCCCAGTCATGCGCCACCTCTTCCATTGTCGGGTAGAAAATGTCACGGATCTGGGCGTATGTAGGAGCGAAGTAGCCGGCGTTGATGCGCGGCCACTCCCAGAAGTGTTTCCCGAGCGCCGAGCAGCCTACCCAGGTCTTGCCAGAGCCAAACCCGGCCACGAATGCGCGAAACTTGTGAGGCAGTGCCAGGAACTGGGCTTGAGGTACGTTAAGGCTCGGCATTGGGGTGTCTCGCGTCAGTCACCACCACCTCGATGCGCTGAGGCAATGGCCCGTCGTCTTCAGGGTCGAGTTTCTTGATCATGTCGGCGCGCTTGGACTCAAGGTCACCAATACGGCCCAGCAGGCGGTTGATGATGTCCTCGTAGCCCTGGCGTCGACGCTGGGTTGTCATTGAGGGGCGGCCTGGCTCTTTCGGCTCTTGGCCCTCTTCAACCGGGTCGGTCGCCTGGGTGTGGATGCTTTCCATATCCAGAACAAGGCCGTCACCCGCTTCTGCCTTGGCCTGGGCCATCAGCGCACGACGCAACTGGAGCTTGGCGATCTTGATGTCGTCGTCGAGCGTCCCGATACCGATGTCATCCCAGAGGCCATGCTCATCAGCAGTCAGAGTGTCCGAATAGATCCCGTGCTTGCGGGCGTGCTGATTGCCTTTGTTGGCCTTGGTGGCAGCCCCGCCGTGTAGCTTGCAGCGAGAGGAACCTGGAACAGCGTGTCGCTTGCATGGTTCCCCGTTGCTGCGCTTCTTTGCGCCGCATAGGGCCATGGTTAAGCCTCATTCATGGGGTGTTTCGCGAATGAATGGTCATTCAACGTCGTTCGAACGTCATTCAATGGTCGTTTGATGTATCCAGCAGCACATCAATGAGCTTCTGCTCACCCAGGCGCATCGCACCCAGGCATTGCAGGTCGTCGCACTTGGGGCCGAGGCCGAACACGGTCACCTCTCCCTTCGCGCCGATTAGAGTCAAGGCGCCTACGGTGCATTCCGGATGCTCACCAGAATCGAGATCATCAGCGATCTTGCGCAGGGTCTTGGCGGCGTCGCGCCAGTCTTCCCGCTTGAACTCCAGAACCTTGACGGTCATTCGATCACCATCTGATGGGTTTGTGCGTGCGCGTGGCCGTGGAGCAAGCTGACGATCAGGCCCTGGGGCAGCCCGGCAGTCTTGGCAGCATCCACGGCATCCGCAATAGCCTTGTCGAGGGCACTTACCGCGGCGTTGATGTCTTGGCTCAATGGGAGAGCGTGACGCAGGCGGGTGACGTTACTCATAAAAATTACCCTGCCATAAAAAAGCCCCGGCGGTTGCCGAGGCCAATTCGAGAGTTACTTCGTCTACTGAGCGCTTGTATGCCGCTTGGTTCGCACCACCCTCATAGGCAGCGTCGCTGCAAAGGCAAAAGCCTCTTCACGTGTGCGGAACGAGCCGAACCGGTCAGCATTCGTACACACCTTCCAAGGACCGTGGTTTACGCTTAGGACGTCGTAACCATTGATATTCATCTTGGTCAGGATAGGAACACTCATAATCACCTCCTTTTCTAGAGATAATCTGGGGCTGCCCTAAACACCATACACTCGCTTTTTGGGTCTGTGACTACCGCGTGTCGCGCCACGATTTGGAGCATTCGAAAACGTGGCGCGGATTACGGTGCAAGCCGCAGTTGCTGTTCGAACAGCTCCCGGATCTCACCAAGGCGTCGCATCACAATGGGCTCACCCTTCAGATGGATCAGGTGAGCCAGTTGATGGACGATCCCCTCATCCGAAAGCACCTGGCTTGTCGGTAGTTCCTTGAACCAGCACACGAACACCGCGAAGTGCATAGCCCCTGGCAATTCCTTCAGGAAGCGCTTGTCAGTCATCTGGACGTATCGGGCATGCTCTTCGCGTAGGTCTTGGTAGCTGGCTGAGTAGGTATGGTCACCGAGGACGTAATCCATTTGGGCCACCCTCAATAGATTGGCGCCGGCCGTACCGGGCGCCTTTGGTTTAATCGGTCAGCCGTTGCGGGTCGGCAGCTTGAAGTCTGCGAACCGGTCCGCAAGGTCGCTGATCTTCTTCACTCCGATGAATCCAATACCGCCCCCGAGGGCAGCGGCAAGGTTCTGAGGTAGCCCGAAGTACTCAAGGAGCGGAAACGCTCCGGCCGTGAACAGCGTGCACAGCAGCGCCTCAAGAGCCGCCTGTCTTCGTGTCCCGCCGCCGTAGATGATTCGCAAAGCAGATATGGCGAATGACAGTGCTGCGGCATAAAGCAGCGGCGCATGCTGGCTCAGCCACGCAAGTACAAGCGCCCAGGTATCTGGTTTGTCTGGCATGTTGGACATCTCAGTTCCTCCCCGTCAGGGAGTTAGGAATACGGCAGGTTGTGACCTGCGGAATTGAATCGGCTCACACAGCACTCCTGGCTCGGAGCAATGGGTGTGGTGGAGCCGAAAACGAAAAGGCCCCAGCAAGTGCTGGGGCTTAAAAGGCACGCTGCATGGTCGCCGCTTATGCCTTGAGCCAAAGTTTATTTTCCTCGGCCACACGATGGCGAGCGTTAGAAAGTCCAGCTCCATACCGGGAAGCTAGGAAGAGGGCCCGTACCGTGGTCAGGATAGAAGACACCACGATTCGGAAGAGCTGCTGGAGTGAAGCCAAAACGAGCCCAGCGAGGAACCCCATCTACAACAACAACGTTGCCGTCATCTTGCACCTGCAGGTAAGCGCGATCCGCAGCCCCGTCAATCCAATCACCTATGGTTGCCCAGGTACGGCTACCTACACGGTCAACCAAAAAGGCAGAGCCTTGCATGTAGAAACAAGTGACCAAATTTGTATTTGGACGGTTGTCTACATACGTGTAGGGAACGCTGCTATCAGCCACCCAGATTGGAACGCCGTTATCGTAGAGTCGTAGATTTCCATCAGCCTCTAGGATCAGCTTGTATCGTTTGCTTGGAGATTCGAGATACTGCCCCGCCACCAGACAGTTACGCGGAGGTAGGATAGCGGTGCCATTATTGGCACTGTTAAAGAGGATAATACGAAAGCCACTACTAGCCATGTTATTCACCTATTGAGTCGAATGATTTGTCGCGGAGGATTCCGCTTTCATGTCGCTCAAAGGCGATTGCTCGAGGCTCGTGGCCTTCACATGATTCAACGTCCCGCATCGGGAACATTTGATCTGGAGCTCTGTAAACCCACCCGTACGGGCGAGAAGTCTTTTGCAGTTACCACACCTGAAATCTTTCAACATCTGCAAATTCCTTTTGCTGAATTACCCGTCCATTGGGCAATAAAAAGCCCGGCGCTTGACCGGGCTCTGTAATGTAACTTGCTCTCGCTGAATTCTACTTCGCGCCGCCGTTGTCGCGATCAGTCTGAGCATCTTGGTCAGATCCAGGGTTGCCAGGTGGAGGATTCCAATCCTCTGGCTTCTCACCGCCACCCTGCTTGGGATCCGACTCAGCTTGCTCAAGACCAGAGTCATGACCCTCGCCCGTCTCGGGCATATCCTCTTTTGGTCCAGGATATGGCGCTGCAGGACCGTTATTGTCATCCACCATAAATCACCTCCTGTCTGTAGCGCGGGGTTGCGCATATAACTGGGAGGGACTGACTAGACAGAAAGTGCTTCTGCCTCGACGAGCGGACGAAAAAAAGCCCCGTGCAGTGACGAGGCTTTCTATTGTCAATCCCTAACGCGCAAGATCGACAGGATGGGTAAATACTCTCTCACTTTCTCACTCAATGCAATGGCTATTTACTATGCCGCGCAAGTTTCTATCAACCCCTCGGCATCGAGCAGCTCTTGAGCGGAAGTCAGCGCCTCATTCACCTGGTCATCCAGCGTCTTGCGTATCGACGAGCGCCACCGATATCGGGTCGACTCTGGCTTTCCGTCATTGTCCCAATTGGTGATGTCGTACCATGCCGCTGGCAGCACCGCGGCGGAGCGTTTGCCGTCGGCGCCTGCTACCTGCGGAATGGCCCAGGTCAGCACCGCGCATTCCCGGAAGCGCTTCGGCGCCGGTGTCTTCACCGAGTTCAGCAATTCCAGGATGGCGCCATGCTTGCGCTCCTGGTGCGTCGAGTACTTCGCCACCAGTGCCCGCCAATGTGCAGGGCTGAGCGCCTTGTGTAGCCGACCGAATACCCAGCAGTCCTGGAGAAACGCCGCTTCCTTGCCGACGATCTCCCCCTTCTGCTTGGCGCACTGCACCTTGGGTTCAAAGTCGCAGCCGCCGGCGGAACTGATGGTCTCGGCCGCAAGGGCGCGAACTACTGCTGAAACAACGTTGCGATAGGTCATGCGGCTTCCCCTTTTTTCAGATCTCTGGTCTTTGCCCGGTATTTGGCGGTCATCGCCTTGATATTTGTCATGCACGGATCCTTCCGTTGTGGGTGATCTTGGCTGCGAACAAAGCATCGAAGTCAGACTTGCCTGCCCTCTTCCTCGCCCTGATGGTCGACCCGCTGACCAGGACACGAGGATCACGCGCCCATTGTTCTGCGGTAAGCCGCCTCCCTTCGTACTCGACCAATTCAAGGCCGCTGCGAAGCGCATGGCTTTCAGGGGTGAAGCCGCGCTTCACATTGCAGCCACGGCAGAGAATCCGGAGATTGGTGCGAGCGTTGTTCTGACGGTTTCCGTCTATGTGATCGACGTGACAGGTTAGCCAGGTCTCATGCTTCCCGCATAATTCGCAATCCCGGCCGCCCGGACCGACCTCGGCCCACATGACATGGCGATGCTCGAAGACATAGCCACCCTTGTCCGCAAGCGGGTGACCAGGCTCGTAAACACGCACATAGCCGTTTGGCGTTATCACCCGCTGCTGACGGCTTGTAGGAAGCTTATCGGTCGTCCCGTTTCGCATCACCCGGAAGTAATGCATCTGGCAAAGCTGTGCGGCCTGGTACATGGCGCTACGGCCACAATCTTCTACGCGGCATTGCATTGGATTCGAGCCTCCAGGCGTTTCGCCTTCTTTGTGAACACCGCCTTCAAGCGCTTCAAGTAAGGGATTTCATGGCGGACCAGTTCCTGATTGCACTCCAGCCACTCAACCTTTTCCGCGCCGATCTTCTCGACCAGGCGGGGCCGGTAAACCATGATGTTTCCGCTCAGATGGGCGTTGCACTGCGAGCAAGACTTGTTCATGTTCCAGAGGTTGAAGCGGAGATGTGCGGCGGCACCGACGCTGCGGAAGTGCGAGCAGTGCCATTGCCCGCCCCAGCTCGCCGGCTTGTCGCAGCTGATGCACCCCAGATGAGCATCACGCAACCGCACGTATCGGTTGATGACTGTCTGGGCCTCTTTGGCATGATCAGCCCGAGTCTTGAGCGCTTCCTTTCGGACCTTGATCTCCCGGCGACCAACATCCGCCAGGGCCTTCTTGGCGCTCGCCTGGCCCTTCTCCGACTTGCCGTAGGCGATGGCGCACTCGATCTCGCCGCACACCGCCTGCGAGCCGCGGGCAGGCATGAACATCACTCGGCACTCAGGGCAGCGTTTGCGGCGTGGCCTACCGGACGTGAGCGGGGTTTTGCGTTGTAATGGGGTGCGCCTCATGCGGCCTCCTTGAATGCTTCGAACTCTGCCATTTCGGTCAGGCGCTCTTCCGTGAGCGTCGGCCAGTCATGCAGCACCAGGTACACGCAGCACTGGCGCCAGAAGTCTTGGAATGTCTCCTCCCCCATCGAATCGTAGGAAAGGCTGCGGGGTGTCTTGCGGGTGAGCTGGCCCAGGCCGGGAATGTCGAACAGTTCCTCGTCGCAGTACACGCCAGATTCCAATTGCAGCGCCTTGATAGCGTCGTGGGACTGCTTTCCGGAGAACCGGTCGATGTTCTGACTCAACACTCGGCCCAGTCCGTGAACCAAGCCATTGAACCGTGGATTACGTGGCTGCTTGAGGTCGGCACGGATCTTCGCGTTCATCTTGAATTCACGCTCGCGCAGGATCGACCGGTCAGCATCGGAGGACGGCACGAACGCTGCCACCTCCTTGCCCGTGGCTGGATCGACCAGGCGGCGCAGCACCAGGTACACAGGCATTGGGCGGGGCTTGGCTGGCTTGCTCATTGCGCCGCCCTCTTCTCGTCGAGTTCGCGGGCTTGCTTTATCAGCAGCGCCCGGCGTTCCGCCAGCTCATTGGCCGCCTCAATCCGAATTTCGGTTTTTCGTTCGGCGCTGGCCTTGCGCATCTCCAGCATCGAGTTTTTGACCAGCTCCAGCTTCTGGCGCAGCACTGGCGCAGCCTGGGTGACGGCGCCGGTGAGCAAACCGGCAATGGCGCGGCCATCCTCGGTAACTGGAACAATGCTCAGATCAGCCAAGTACTTCTGGCCGTGCTCTTGGGGAATGCGCTTTAGCTCCACAGCCTTGGTGACGGCCTGGACGCGACGGTTGGAGTCGAAGCCCACGGACACGTGCCAGTTGACCTGTTTCGCATCCTCGCGGGCCTGGCCCACGAACCTTTGGTAGGCGTCGATGAACGCCATGCGCGCACCGATTTTGTCGCCGCCATCCAAGATGGGTTTCGCGACTGCTAGTGCCAGTTGGATTTCATCGGTCAGCACCACGGTTTCAAACTCGTCGTTGGTGGTCATAGCGATGGCCCAGGCCTCGTCCTTGCCTGGACGGCCGTCGGAGGACTGGACGCGTTGCAGGATGTCAGCCATTGCCAGCTTGCCCTTCACCTCGAAGCGGCAGGCCTTCAACGCGGCTTTGACGACGGGTACCGGGTAGGCGCAGAGGTCTTCGGCCATCATCGCGGCAGTGCCTGGGTTCATTTCCTGGCCCATGGCTTCGGCGGTTGCGCAGATGGCAGCGGCCAGCCCGGCCACCTGCTGGTCGCTCATTTCAGAGGTATTCATTGCGGTCACCTGCTTGGCGTTTGGCCAGAACCATCTGGGCGGCCTGTTCTGCTGCGGAGTGGTTCGCCTCTGTCCGCTCCATCTGGCGGGCGGTTGTGCCGTTAACGCGTTGTCCGGTTACCCACTGGGTGTGGTAGCTCTCGGCGTTGGCCAGGAGCTCGTTGAGGCTGTGGCACTTGCGAAGAACAGCTGCATCGCTGGTTTTCAGGAAGTGAGCGGCGACGTGGTGGGCGACGTCGGCACCGAGGCGGTCGACCAGTTGGCCGAGTTGGCCGCCGACCTTGGCATTCCACACCGGCCAGGCGCTGTAGCGCTTGCGGTAAGCCATGGCGTAGTTCGCCCAGACTTTGAAGGTCTTACAGGTCTGGTCTTTGGGGCCGGGCATGTCGGCGGGGATCTCAACCCGAGGAGTGTCGGTGCGATCCACCACCAGCACCAAGCCGCGGGACTGAGCCGGCTTGCCGGTGGCGTCCTGCACGTCCTGACTGGTGTCCTGATTGGTACCCTGATGATTGGTATCCTGATTTATCGGAGATTTATCCGACCCTTGCCCGGATTTTTTTCCGACCTTGCTCGGAGATTTATCCGAGGTAGATCGGATTTTTTTCCGACCCTTATTGTTTGGTGGGGTCGGATATTTTTCCGACCCGTCGAGCTTCTGGTTCCACTCGATCGCTTTCTCTGTGAGGCGAAAAAGCGTGATGTTCGAAGTGCTGGAAAGCTCAATCAAACCGGCCTCTTCCAGGGCCTTCAGCATGCGGTAAGCGGTGTCTGGCTTGCCAGTGAGCAGCGGTAGCTCCTCAGTGATCTTAGCCTTGCTCAGCGCGAAGAAGATCCCGTCATCAGTCTTGATTGGCTTGGCCCAGCTCGGGCAGCCGTAGACGAACGCGAACAGCAGGGCCTGCTGAGAATTCAGCCCCCACTCCAACGCCTTCACCTGGTTAATCGTGACGGTGTATTGCATGTCAGGCCTTCCCGACCTTAGCGGCCAATTCAAGGAAGCGATCCGCGTACCAGTGAGGCTGCGTCTCGCGGGGGCATTGAGGGCTGGTGAGGTTCTTCCCGTAGGCCATGCCCTTCTGCGTCACGGACCAGAAGTCGACAGTCTCTTGTTTGGAGTTTTTGCGCTGCAGAACCTTGAGGAAGCCATGGGCCTCAAGCGCAAGGTTGAAGGCACGGGCCGTGCTGGCAATGGCGTGATCTTTGATTAGGGCGGTGATTGCCTTGGTAGGCATCGAAGAACCGCCAGCGGCATCAGGGGCGGCGTCAACGGCATAGCCTGGGAGGAACTTGGCATCCAGGCCGTTGTTGGCGGCGATCTGCGCAAGCATCATCATTTTGCTGGAGGGTGCGGGCTTCAGCAGTCGGTCGAAGCATTCCAGAATGGCGAGTTCGCCAATGACCTTGGAGTTGTTCGTCTCCTGGGCGGTGTAAGAACCGGTCTTTCGAATAGTCGGTAGCACCTGGCCCACCACCCATTCTTCGAACTGCTCTGCAGCCGGAAGCTTGGACTTCATCACCAGACGGTAGAGATCGCGCTCAGGGATGATTTGCACTGCGCGGACCTGACCTCCCATTTTGGTATGGCAGGTACTGACCGCTTTGCAGTGGACATTGATCGCCTTCGACGTGTTGGAGTAGCCCAGGGCTTCGGCGATGTCCTTGGCGATGAACCATGGCTCCCCGTGACCGTCGTCAATTACGCGAACGGGAAAGCCGTGGAAGTCGAAGGGTGTCACTGGTTTAATCCGCGCCACGTTTTCAGATTGCGAAAAACGTGGCGCGAGATTGCTGGAAGTATTGACGGGGATGGATTGTGTATTCATTATTGCCTCGCTGAAGTAGCAATGAGCCAGGCCACGAACCTGGCTTTTTTGTGCCTGCGATTTATGCGCGGGCTTTGTGCAACTCAATTACCGCCCCGATAGCCTCGAGGCTCGCCGACATGTATTTGGCGTGCAGGGCGCGGATCTTCTTTGCTTCGTTCGAGTCGATCTCGCCGTCTTCCAGGGCTGAAGCCACCATCTGGTCAAGAGCGCCACGCTGAGCGGATGCAGCCAGCGAGCGCTGGTACAGATCGACGTTGTCCAACTCCCGCGCTTCCGGGATCTTCACGAACACACCGCCGTACATCGCGCAGATGTAGTCCGGCAGGTGCTCGGTCTTCGTTTCGCTTTCCAGCACGAATATCTCGGTATCGCTCAAGGGCTTGCACCCGGCGGTTTCGTAAATCTGGTTTTCCAGCCGCTTGTCCTTGCTGCCAAGGCGAGCAGCTGCGCAATCCATCCCACCAGGGAAAGCGTTGGACACGGCCGCCATTACTTGGCGGCGGGTCTCTAGTACGGGCGTTTTCATGTCCTAGTTTTTCCTTGGGTCGGTTACGGTCAAGATGGCTTCAATGGATCGGCGGACAGGGATGTCGCTTAGCTAGCTTGCTTCCAGTGGATTTCTGGTAAGCATTCCTGACGCGTCACCTTCCCGCCTGTTGCGTGTTCAATATCAATGGCGCGCTCGGCGGTAATCGACCGGTCACCAGAGATGAGCCGAGACAGGTAGCTCGCTGGGATGCCAAGGCTCAAAGCGAGGCGTTTTCTTCCGCCGCGCGGAAGCTGCTTTGCGTACGTGGGGAAGTCCATATGGATTTACCTTCTGGTTCATTTATGCACGAATTTACCATAAATGTTTACCAAGTAAAGGTAATTTCCCTGAAGGGAAATAAAGGTTTTAATTGAGGGATGGAAATCAAAGACATACGCAGAGCCCGAGTACGCCAGATCATTGATCGCGACTTCGGGGGTAAAGACGCTGACTTCGCCGCTAAGGTTGACAAACAGCCGTCTTACATTTCGCGCCTGTTTACGGACAAGGCCGAACACCTGAGAAATATCGGGGAGAAGATGGCGCGCGACTTCGAGCAGAAGTGCGGGCTTGAGCTCGGATCTCTGGATCGGCCTTTGAGCGAAGCTGAATTATCTTCAGGCACCGTTTCAGATGCAGCGCAGCCGCGGATCCAGGTAGATGTACCCCTGAAGCAGATCAGCGTCTGGGACGATCAAACACCAGTTAACGATGACGAGGTCTGCGTTCCCTTTCTGAGGGAGGTAGAGCTGGCCGCCGGCTCCGGGCGATTCTCCATCGAAGAGCACGACGCAGAGTTTTTGCGATTCGGCAAAAAAAGCCTGCGCGAGAACGGGGTTCAGTTCAGCAACGCTAAGTGCGTGACCGTTCGCGGCAACAGCATGATCCCAGTTCTCCGGGACGGCGCAACCGTTGGAGTCAATACCGGAAAAACCGGGCTTGGCGACATTGCTGATGGCGATCTTTACGCCATCAACCACAATGGCCAGCTGCGAGTTAAGCAGCTGTACCGTTTGCCGTCGGGTATTCGTCTGCGAAGCTTCAATCGTGATGAGCACCCCGATGAGGATTACACCTTCCAGCAGATGCAGGATGAGCAGATCGGCATCCTGGGGCATGTTTTCTGGTGGGGAATGTACGCCCGCTAGGGGCAACCCTATCGCCGTGGTCGTGCAGGCGGTGTAGAAGCTTTATTGAATGATGGCCGCTGCGGAAGCGCACAGGCTTAGCGGCCGCAAAAAAAACCGGACATGTACCGTGCGTCAAACATGGAAGAATAAGAATGCCTGATAGCGTTACAGCGATTGAAATCGTCCGGCAGAGTCATCAGGGATACTCTATAAAGCCTTTCATCGTACGCGGGGATGACGGCCTTCCATACTTCGTGAAAGGCCTCGACAAGGCTGGCGGATTTGCGCTGATCTCAGAGGCAATTGGTGCTGAGCTTGGCAGGGCACTAAATCTACCAATACCTCCTTGGCGTTTAATGCATATTCCGCAGGACCTCATAGCATTCAGTGCAATCCCGAACGTCGGAGATCTTGGTAGAGGGCTGGCATTTGCCTCTCTCGCAGTAGAAAACGCTTCTGACTTCAATCTCAGCAATATCAATCGAACCCCAGTAGACCTCCGAAGACGAATTCTTTTATTTGATTGGTGGATCCGTAACGAGGATCGGTGCCTTGGGGATCGCGGCGGGAACGTGAACCTGATCCTGGACTCCAATGGGGAGGTCGCTGTCATCGATCACAATCTTGCGTTTGACAGAACGTTTGACTGCAATGCATTTATGGAGGGGCACGTTTTTCGAGAGTGTCGGTCATTCTTCAGGGATCTGGTCGTTCGTCAGGACTACGAGCAAATGCTTGGCGAGGCTATGAAGAACTGGGGTACGATCACGACCCTTTTGCCTGACGATTGGTTGTATCGAGATCACGACCACATCGACGAAACAGAGCCCACACTGGCGGAAAGGCTGCAAATGCTGGAAGTGTTCAAGGAAGAGCGGTTCTGGGGAGCGCTATGAAGTACATATGCAACTATTCAATTCTGAGGTTTTTGCCTTACCCTGAAACAGGCGAGTTCGTTAATATTGGAATCGTATTGATTGCCAATAATGGGGACTTTCGCTTCAAAATTGAGAAGAAAAGGCAGCGAATCACAAATTTTTTCCCCAGCCTCGATGCAAAAATATTCCTCAGGGCTCGCAAGGAAATTGATGTAGAACTGGCGCGCCTCAGTGGCTTCCTTACCGTGAATCGTGAAGACGTCTCGCTGCTCCTCTCGACGTTCAAGCACCTGATTCACCCTCGTGAAACCATGATGCGGTTTAGCGATCCCGGCACGATGGCTACAGATAACGCGGACCAAGCGCTAGCCACTCTATTCGACCATTACGTGAACCACAGTTTTGCGACAAAGGAATATCAGGAAACGGTTTTAGAGCGACAGCTTGGAAAGCTGCTCGCAGCCTCGAACTTAAAACAGCGCTACAGCGAGCAGAAATTGGGCAATGCTGATTACCCAGTAAAATTTCCGTTCGTGCTGATGAGTGGCGCTGAGCCTGTACAAGCCCTAAAGCCTATCCATCTGGGGCACGATGAGTCATCTAAAATCATTGAGCATGGCGACGCCTGGATTTCGAAGATACGACGCTTAAATGCAGCAGGGCAGCTCGCAAAAGACACCCTCTTCATTGCGGGACCTCCCGAGGACGGCAAGCCAAAGCTACTTAAGGCGTATCGCGAAATCGCTGAAGAGCTTAAGACTTTTCCGGGTATACGCGTCACCAGCTCGGCGGAGGGCAAGTCAGCAATACTTGACCAAATCAAGCAAGGCATTCCAGACACTCTTCACTGATAACTTAAGCCCGGCCCCGCGCCGGGCTTCTCGTATCTGCCATCTTTATTCATGTGTCTACTATTTGCTCGATTCCGCTGGCTCTTGGAAACGCAGCACGAATCCGTTTAGGGCCTTCTTGCGCGCTAGGTCATCCATCTGAGCATTGGCCTCAGCCCGCGTGGAGAATGGCCCTACAAAAACACGACTTTTTCCATCTCGCCTTGTTGTGTAGGGTTTCCAGCCGGAGCCCGCAAGATCTCTACTGATCGCCTCCGCCTTATCCTCGCTGCTGACAGACGCTAATTGAACGGACCATCTGACCCCTGGGATTTCGACCGCAGGCTGCGGGGCCCTGATTTCAGCTTTTGCTTCCGTCGCGGCCGTTGCATAGCCGCATACGCTCCCTGCGAACCGATCCGTCATATCTGGATCGATTATCACGTCAAACCCACCAGGTCTTTTCATGGCAAGAAATTGGGCAAATCCGGAATAAGCCCCGAAAGTATTTTTCCCATTCACCTCGCCGCAGACGGCCACGTCTGAAACTTGCCGCTCATTTCTAAATTTTGCAGAGTCAGGATCTTTTAGGTGGCTAGCGACTGACGTACGAGCTCGGTCTATATCTCCGCCACATCCGGTTACCGCTAGCGCTAGGGCCGTAATTGCTAAACCGCGCATTCCAATCTCCTTGGTCCAATCGGCCCAGTGTACCAGTTGCTCCACTGTCATTCAGGAAACCGAAGCCGGCTCGCAGCCGGGTTCTGAGCCAATGGAAGAATTTTCACTTGCCAATGTACGACGACCGAAATACTGTTTATTCATACAGTACTCGCAAGGAGCGAAGCATGAACCAATCCCCCTACTCCACTGGCAAGCCGAGAAACTCATATGAACTTGTCGGTCACCGACTCCAGCGAATCATCGCCTCACCGAATGTGCAGGAGATCCAAGCAGTTGAGGTGTTCAGATTGGATGACGAAAGCCCAGAGGCGTGGCGACAGGTGATCCAAGACATTGGCGACACCGCAGGTATCCGCATCGACCATTTGGATTCCGGCGCCGTCAGAATCGAGTGGCGAAAATACAGCGACATGTAAATGAGCCCGCTCTTAAGCGGGCTTTTTTACGCCCTTAGAAAAACCAATACACATCATAGATTTACCTTGAACCCTAGAATTGTTTACCAATTTATTTACCAATATGCATTGACAGGTAATTTCCAAATGGTAAATTTACCTCAAGCCAGCAACGAACTCCGCCGGCCAGCAGCGAAAGCTGCACCGTTCTTTAGCGACACCCCTTGCCGGATCACCACCGGCCCAGATTCAAAGGCAGCGATGAACCGGCCTAAACGGTTCAGAGGGTTGGCAACTGACCCGGGCGTGCAGCGTAAAGCGCCAAGAACAGTTATCCAGCGGGAGAACACGCCGAAAGGCCCGCGGCTGGAAAAACATTTGATTCAAGCCGGTGACTGACGCCAGTAGCGGGTCACGGCGAACAGATTTCCTCGATGACCTTGGCGACAGGGTCATCCGGAAAATCAACCCGGAGACAGCAGCATGCAAATCAATCAGCAGAGAACGGTGCAGGTGGATGTGACTGAGCTGCACCTGCACATCAAGGTCCGCGACGGGTTCGCTGCTGGCCTGAAAGACGCCCAGGGCGAAGAGGTCGGCAGCTATGAAGGCTATGTGCCGGACTTCTTCCCTGGGCAGCACTACGGCGACTACCTGATCCTGAACATCGATCTGGAGACAGGCCAGATCAAGAACTGGCAGAAGCCGGCTGCCGCCGACATCGAAAAGATGATCGAGGCGGACGAAGACGACTGACAGACCTTTTCACTGATGCCCATCCAGATCGGTGGGCATCTTCACCCATAACCATCTCTATTACGTCAGCACTCCTCCCCCGCGCCCATCGGCAACCAGCGGGAGGCATGAGTGTTGACGAATACAGGTGAACAACCCGCCACTTTGGAGGCGACCATGAACGCAGCATTGAAGATATGCCAGGAGCGTTACGACGCTCAGTTGCCGCCTCCAGTGAGCGAGTCGGCGGTGGAGATTGCCCGCAATGAGTGGCTGTACAACGCCACAGAGCAACTGGTGCGGTTCGGCCAGGACGTGAAGGTGCAGCGGCGCCTGCGCAGGCCTCAGGCCGTCACGGTCGCACAACTGGCACTGGCGGCTGATGAACTGGCGAACAACCGGCAGGCGGGCTGCGAGGTCGGCACACCGGCACTTGGCTGGATGCTGATCGCCAACAACTGCGGTCGAGCCGACAAAGACGCCGCCGCCGAACTGCTGGGGCGAAGCGACCATCCCTTCGGCAAGCTTGGCGAAATTGCAGAGGCCCTACTTCGGCCCCTCGCTGACGATGCACTGGCCGCCCAGGCCGAGGACGACGAACTATGAACACGCCAACCGCCCTCGCCCGCCTGGGCCTGGAAATCGCCAAGATGAAGAAGTCGTGCACACCGGTACCGGACCGCACCTTCGTCATGGGCATGATCGAAATGGCCGAGTTCGCCGATCTGGTCGACTCCCCTACCGCCAACCGTTACCGCGATGCGCTGGACGCCAAGTTCGTTGAGCGCAATACGCAGCTCAAGGAGGCTGTCGCATGACCGCGCCAATTTTGAAATCGCTGATCGACGAGCAAATCGAAGAGCTGCCCGCCGACCGCATGATCCTGGCCTTCACTCATACCAAGTGGCTGGGCGCCCTATCGCTGGCTCATGACGCGGGAATCCCGAACGTTCACGCCTGGAGTGGTCGGGCCTGCATGTGTGGCGAGTGGACTGTCGCTTACGAGGTTAAAGCGTGAGCGGTGAAGGCGCGAAGAAGCGTCAACAGGCAGCCGCCAAGCGATGCGCAGCACTGCGACAGCAGGGGTGCACGCTTGGCGAAATTGCGGAAATTACCGGAACCGACCGGGATAAGGTGGCGGCGCGCATCAAGCTCGGCGAGCGATTGCTCAGCGTGGAGTGCAAGCCATGACAACCCACCAGCGCACCCGTCGCCTACTCATCTGGCGCGGCTCTTTCCCTGCCCTAGCCCTCTTCACCTTCCTGATGCTGCTCGGCGCTCTCGCTGATCGAATCACCTCTTAAACACTTACGGCGCCCCTCTCCGGTGGCGCGGAGAGCAATCATGTCTGACAAGAACATGAAGATTTGGGAGCTCGTCGATAAGACGGACACCCGCTACACGAAAGACGCCAAAGTCGGCGGGCAGCAGATCACCAGCCTGAATGGTACGGCGATGATCATGAAGGCCACCGAAGTGTTCGGTCCGGCAGGCATCGGTTTCGGCTGGAAAGTGCTGGAAGAGCGTTTCGACCCTGGCGTCGAGGTGTTCATCGGTGAAGGTGAAAAGCGATCTAGCCTGGGCTTTACCAGTAACCACACTGTGCGTATCGCCTTCTGGTTCATGCTCGACGGCCAGCGCGGCGAAATCGAATCGTATGGCTGCACAAGCTACATCTACAAGGCGTCGTACGGGATGCTCACAGACGGTGAGGCCCCAAAGAAAAGCCTCACAGACGCCATCAAGAAGGCTTTGAGCTCGCTCGGGTTCAGCGCCGACGTGTTCCTGGGGATGTTCGACGACAAGGACTACGTCAACGCTCTGGCTGATGAGCAAGCGATCGAGCAGGCCGAAGACAAGGTCGCCGAGGAAGAGCGCCAAAAACAGGAGCGCCTGGACTACATCGCGTCCGTCATTGAATCCTTGAAGACCGCCAAAACGCCCAAGGAACTCAAGGCGTTCCATGACGTTGCCGTGCGCCGCCTGACGCTGCGCAGCGACACGAAAGCCGTCACCCGGATCGTGCGTGAGTACGACGAGCAGAAATCCCGCCTTGATCAGGAGTCAGCAGCATGACCACGCTCTACACCATTGCCGAGCAGTTCAAAGAGCTGGCCGCCCTGGCCGAGACCGCCGACGAAGACCTGGCCGTCGCCCTGCGCGACACCATGGAAGGGATCGAGGGCGAGTTTCAGGAAAAGGGCAAGGCCATCGCCATGATCACCCTGAACATCGACGGCGACCTTGAGGCCATCCAGTCGCAGATTGATCGGCTCACCGAGCGCAAGCGGGTCATCAATAACCGCAAGGAAAGCCTCAAGGAGTACCTGCGCAGCAACATGGATGCTGCCGGGATCACCAAGATCACCCACCCCCTGTTCACCATCACCTGCGGCAAGGGCAAGCCCATCGTGGTCATCGACGATGAAAAGGCCATCCCTGACGACTTCGTCAACGTCAAAGTAACCAGTGCGCCGGACAAGGCGGCCATCGCCAAGGCCTTGAAGGATGGACAGGAGGTCCCTGGCGCCCACTCCGAGATCGGCAAAAGCTCGATCAGCATCAAGTGAGGTCAGCATGATCAGCATCCTACAGAACGAAGTAGAGCGCCTTAGGCCGGCATCGAACGAACTGGCCGCCGCGGTTGAGAAGTTCCTGGCGGCGGGCGGGCAGATCGAAGAAGGCCCGTCCAGCGGCTACGTACCCAAGCCAATCACCTAAAAAACTCAGATGCCGCCAGCGCCAAAACCGTTCGTTCGGCGCAGGGTTGAAGCGGCTCCCCTGCCCCTGGACAGGGAAGATGTTCGGGAGCAGGCCAGGCTAAAGCTAGTGGAGCACATGCGCCAACTGAGCGCCACGCACACCCAAACAGAGGCCGCCGCCGCCCTGGGCATCAGTCGCCGCAACGTCTACAAGCACGCCACCATGAACGACATCACGTTCAAGAAGCCGGAACGAGGCGGTGCGAACAACAACTACCGCCGAGACCAAATGGGCGAGCGCGACGCGAAGTACGCCGAGCGCATCCGTGCATTCCTGGAGCTTGGAATCACACGGCGCCAGTGCTGCGGAAAGCTCGCCATCAACAATAAAGCCTTTGAGCGGATCATCGCGGCCCACGGCATCGACTATCCAAAGGCTCGGCGCGGAAGCACCTCATGCGCCGCATAGCCCGCACCCAGCAACGCAAACGTCAAACCTGGCTCGCACTGCCGGCCAGCGGAATAGAAGAGGTAGGCCATGGCAGCAGTACCGCAGAAAGAACGCTCGGCCAAGTCTGCCAGGAAGCGCGTGGCACTTGCCGAAGAGGAATTGAGGCTCAGGGTTCGCCCCGGCACGCGCCAGGCCCTGGAAGACCTGATGGAGTGGTCAGGCATTGCTGAGCAGGGAGAGGCGATGACGTTGATGATTCATCACCTGCACGCGATGGGCTCCGCGAAGTGCCGGCCGCTGCTGAATCCGCCACGCCACGAATTCGAGATATCCGAAAACGTGGCGCGGGAATTTCGCAATAAAAGCCTTCTCGCCATTCAGAAAGACCCGGGCGACGAGATCATTGAACCAGTTTGATCAGGATGTTTTGGAAACGTTAATGCTTCGCCCGAAAGGTGGATAGACCGACATGCTGTCATTCACCTCATAGGAAGCAACAACCTCTCCAGCGCTGTTCAATTCGTCATACCAATAGATATCAATATCCCGACCTTTACGCGAACCCTTTGCCTCCATTCCCTTATCAACGAGCGTGTGCCCCTCAGGGATTGGGATTTTCTTGAAGTGCTCTTCCATCTTCGTCTCTCCTTAACGCAGTTGATGAAGTACAGACTAATACCCCACCTTAAATCAAATTGCCACCACCGGACACCGGAGGGCGGCGCTTACCCGGAGTAACTCCATGACCAAGCAAGCACAGCAAACAGTCCTCGCCGCTGAACTCCCTGAGCGCGGCCAACCTCTGGCCGGCGGCGTGTTCGTAACCCGCTACTGGCTCAACGGCGTAGAGCGCGCCCTGATTCTGCTGCCTGACGAACTCAGCGGCCCATGGGGCGAGTACGGCGTCGAGATCAAAGGCGCAGGCAGTTACAGCGACGGCGAAGCCAACACCCGCGCTATGGCCGAGGCCGGCAGTGTGATCGCCGTGAAGGCCCTGGAGTTGGATGGCTTCATCCCGTCGTGCCTTGAGGGCCAACTGCTGATGGCGGCCAAGGCCGAGGGCCTGGTGGTGCTTAACGAAGAGCGCTTCCACTGGCTGAGTTCGCAGCGCTCCGCCGACTACGCCTACGGCATGGACTTTGGAGATGGCTGGCTCGACTTCGACGACAAGTTCCTCGAGCGGCTCGCGCGCCCTGTCCGCAGCCTCCCTATTCAGTAATTCATTCCTTCATTCGTTTTTCGCAGGTGATTCCCGGGAGCGCCAGGACGGCGCTCAGACCAGAAGCTCGTCGGGAAGCGCCGGCTACCTGCACCCTTATCTCGCTCACAGGAGCATCCCATGCACGCAAATCAACTGACCACGTATACCCAAGGCGATTTGGTTATCAGCAGTCCGGACCAATCGATGGTGCTCAAGCTCGCAACGCTCGCCCTTGCCACTGAGCCCGCAGTCACCGAAAGCCATATCCCTGCCATCGGCCAATACTGGCCCGGTGAAGGCGGCGTGAACGGGGGCCTATTCCCTGGCGGCGACAAACCCTACTACTTGATCGTGCCGACTGGCAGCGATGCTGAGGCGGCCCATGAGTGGGGCGGCTACGGCCAGGAACTCGACGGTGCCAAATCCCCATGGGATGGGCAGGAGAACACCGCATACCTGGCAAGTAGCAACCGGGAGCATGACCACCCTGCCGCCCAGTTTTGCGCCGCATTCGAGCGCGACGGGCATAAGGACTTCTACCTGATGGCGCGTCGTGAGGCGTCCTTCCTCGAAATCACCGTGCCAGATGTGTTCACGCAGTCTTATCACTGGACCAGCTCGCAGCGCGCCGCCGACTACGCCTACACCATGGACTTTGAAGCTGGCTGGCTCGTCCTCAGCGGCAAGTACGACGAGCGGCTCGCGCGCCCTGTCCGCAGAAAGTTTATTTGATCATTCAATTCTTCATTCATGGGTGCGATAGCACCCTCGCTTTTCAGGGAGGCCAGGGATGGCGCTGCATACGGATTTGGAAATCCACAAGGTGGCCGAGGAGTTGCTCGGCCTTTCGCTTGACCTGGTGCGCAATATCCCGCGCGACCTGAAACAGGTTGTCGGGGCAAAGATCCGGGACGAGTGCTTGCAGGTCCTGGTGCTGATCGGTCGGGCCAACATGACCCGGGACAAACTGCCTCAGATCAACCTGCTGCTGGAAAGCATCTGGATGCTCAATTACCTGCTGCGCGCCCTCACCAATCGAGGGTTGATCAGCAAAGGGCAGCACGCCAAGGCAATGATGATGACGGCCTCAGTTGGCCGCCAGGCAAACGCCTGGAAGAAGTCCGCAACCGCGCCCGCTGCTTGAGGGTCAAGGCCCTCTTGCCTGTGCGCAAAATCTGGTCGAGCCGCTGACTTCTGGGTCACCGCCATGCGCACAACAGATACCGCCGGTCTAAAGCGTCCGCGTAGGTCTCGCGCAGTTTCCGAACTGATCGGCAATGCCTTCGGTTTGGCGATGTAGATAGCTCGACAGGTCGCAGCGCTCCGCCAACAACGCCTACAACATGGACTTTGAAGATGGCTGGCTCAACAACAACGACAAGAACAACGAGCGGCTCGCGCGCCCTGTCCGCAGATTTAAGTGTTGCTCCCTTCCAGTTCGAGGATCTCGTCCTGGCTTACTACGACTGCCGGCGCAACAAGCGGAACTCAGCGAGTGCCCGGCTGTTCGAGAAGGACATGGAGATCAACTTGCTGGAACTGTACGACGACCTGATTGCCGGCGCTTACCGGCCAGGCCGATCCATTTGTTTCGTGGTCACCAGGCCGAAAGCCCGCGAAGTCTGGGCGGCAGCCTTTCGGGACCGCGTCGTCCACCACCTCATGTACAACCATGTGGCACCGCGCTTCTACGCCAGCTTCATAGCGGACAGTTGCGCATGCATTCCAGGACGCGGGACGCTGTACGCCGCAACCAGGCTTGAGTCGAAGATCCGCAGCGCCAGCGAGAACTGGTCTAAGCCGATCTTCTACCTGAAGTGCGACCTGGCTAACTTCTTCGTCGCCATCGACAAGGCGGTGCTGCGCAAGCAACTGGAGGCCAGGATCACCGAACCCTGGTGGCTGGCGCTGGCCACGCAGATCCTCATGCACGATCCGCGTGAGGATTACGAGACACGAAGCCCGGCGCACCTGTTCAACAGGGTGCCGCAGCACAAGCGACTGGTAGCCCAGCCCGCGCACCTCGGCCTACCGATCGGCAACCTTTCGTCGCAGTTCTTCGCCAACGTCTACCTCGACGCACTGGACCAGTTCGCCAAGCACCATCTGCGCGCCAAGCACTACATCCGGTATGTCGATGACTTCGTGTTCCTGCATGAGTCGCCGCAGCAGCTCAACCAGTGGCTGGCCGAAGTCGAAGCGTTCCTGCCTAGGCTCGGCGCTAGGCTGAACCCCACCAAGACGATCCTGCAGCCAGTGGATCGAGGTGTCGACTTCGTGGGCCACGTCATCAAGCCCTGGCGGCGAACCACCCGCAAACGATCACTGGCCCAGGCACTGAAGCGCACCGCCGCGGCGCCGGCCGAGGATCTGCGCGAGACGGCCAACAGCTACTTCGGCCTGCTCAGTCAGGCCAGCCACAGCCATACGGACCGGGCAGCACTCGCCCGCGTCGTGCTGAAGCGCGGCAATAGCGTCAACGCCGCGCTGACCAAGACCTTCCAGAAAAAGTAACTCCCCCACTCCACCGCCCGGGCATGGCCCGGCTAGGAAATAACTGTGTCCGAAGTAAAGCGTTTCCGTGCCGATCACCGGCACGTCGTAGAGACAGAATTCGACGATGCGCAATTCGTGGGTGTTGCGGACTTCGACCGGGTAACCGCCGAGCGTGACGCGGCGCTGGGTCGTGAGGCTGAGTGTCAGCGCCAACTCGGTGAGCGGTGGAAAGACATCGACGCTATGAAAACGTCTCTGGAGGCCGTTACATTCAACCTCAGCAAAACTGACAAGGTTGCATTGGCCCTGCAAGCCCTGCTGACCGCAGCGGATGAGCGGGCGGATGTGCTGGAAACCGAGGTCGCACGCCTGAATCGAGTGAAGCTGTCGCTAAAAGAGCTTGCAGATAGCCGCGCTGACAATTGCTCGGTCTACCGACAACACCTGACTGTGGCCCTGGCCCTGGCGGAAAAAGTCAGGGATGCAAGCCTTGGTATGCAGCGGAAATTCCTGGCCGATCTGATCGATCACCTGCACCAAAGCGGCGCCGCACTCAAGCCAGCAGAGGGTGGTGGCGATGAATGATATTTCTAAGCACCTTGATGAAGCTGAAAAGCATCTGGCAATTGCTGTTTCAATGATGCTCAAAGACGCGGGTAGCGCAAAGCGAATGCCTAGCGGTTCAATGTGGGTTGGGTCTTGGGGTGATGTGAGCAAGGCGACCAAGGCAATGCTTAGGGTGCGCGCCTTGGCAGAAAGCTTTCGCTTTATGGAGACGCCGCGCAAAAGAAAGCCCGGTGCGTTTGCAGCACAACCGGGCCAGGTAACACATGACTTGCAGACGGCAGAAACATACCACGAAATCGACCCTGTTTGCTCTGCATGTTTTGTTCGCGGATGCAACGGAGAATGCATGGAAAACCTGTGACTCCCCGCCTACTGCTGGTGCCTGCTGGCACTGGCACAACTGATTTGCTGAAACCTCTGTAACCCCTCCCCCTTCAAAGTCAGCCGCTATAGCGGCAAGGACACCCCATGTTCGCTATGAAACTCACCCTGATACTGCTGGGCGCTTTTCTGTACCTGGTAGGAACACTCGGCTGGTTCTTCTGGGCCGCGCCCGAACTTCTGGCCACCGGCACCACCGAGGCACTGCTCTACGCCTTCGCCGGCACCTGCGCCTGGCTGCTGGTCAGCTTCGGCCTGGCAATCCACATCATCAAGACAGCGCGGCCCACGGTGGGCGTAAGGAAAGAGCCATGAACAGAGCAGAGAACATCGATCGCTTCCTGCGCCTAGATGAAGTGCTTCATACGACCGGCCTGGGGCGGAATACCGTTTATCGTCGGATCAGGGAGGGCACATTCCCAAAACAGGTTAGAATAGGCCCCAACTCGGTCGCCTGGCGCCAGTCGGCAATCGCTGAATGGATGACCTCAATTACGCCCAGCAACGACCAATCAGTACATTGA